GGAAAACCATATTTAATTGACCAGAATGAATTAAAACTTGCTTGTGATTTTATATTCTATGGAGCAACTGATGAAATGGCGAGATTTGCTGCTGCTAATCCTAAGATTGAATTCAGTTTTGAAGATTATCGTTTAATTAAATCCACTACAAGTAAAGCATCATTAGAATCTGGTATTGTAACTAATCTTGGAATGTCTAATAGAATGGTTTCAAGGGTATTAACAAAACTAACTGAATCTGGAACTGGTGATGATACTATTCTTGGACCATATGTCGGAGAAGCACCCGCTCAGAATGCTAGTAGTGAAGTTGGATCTATTGAATATAATGTTAGATACAATGATAGATTTGAATATGCCACAAATATTTCTAACCCAGCAAGATTATTTAATCAACTTGTAGCATCTGAAGGTATTCCTTTTGTATCTCGTCAAGAGTATAGTAATCAACAGCAAGGTATCACTTCGGCAACATTTGAAGGTCGTGCACAAGGCGGTGCTACTAATAGTGGTTTAGTTGGCAACTTCTTTGTAATGGGAACACGATTGACTGGTAAACGGATCGGACAGCAAGGAATTGAATTACATTTGAAAGTAAATTCTATGAGAGATTTACCATATACCGTTCGTAGTTATTGTGAATATCTCCGAACTGCTACACTTAGCAACGGTTTATTTGAAGTTTATAATCTGTAAATAAAATTAAAATATTTATATAATATATAATGGTTCAAACATATAAGCAAAAATTTAATAAGAAACATGGATTTAAATTAAATGAACCACATAGTTTAAGTGAGATAGCAAAAATAAGTGGATATAAACTAAGTGGAATAAAAACTATATTTGAAAAAGGAAAAGGAGCATATAAAAGCAACCCACAATCAGTTCGTAAAAATGTAACATCACCAGAACAGTGGGGATATAGTAGAGTATACGCCAGTATTGATAAATCATCTAAAGCATATAAAATAGATAAAATACATTTAAAAAAAAGATAAATTAATTTTTTTATTTAATATAATAAATGCCAGACCATTATGATTCCGAACCGCCGAAGAAATCTAATAAATTATCTGATAAACAAAAATCAGATTTAAAAAAACATATGGATAAACTAGATTTATCGCCAAGTGAAAAAAAATCTCATAGAATGAAAATGATGGCACAGATGAGAAAAGGAAATTCCATTAAAAAAAGTCATTCTGAAATAATGAAATAAAATATTTATAATAATATATGACGAAACTAACAATATCACCAAGTGATAGTTCAACAAAAAAATATAAAGCAGTATTTACATATAGTGATGGTAAAACAAAAACAACACAATTTGGAGCAAAAGGAATGAGTGATTATACAATTCATAAAGATAAAGAAAGACGAGAGAGATATAGAAAAAGACATAAAAAAGATTTAAAAACAAATGATCCAACTAGAGCGGGGTATTTATCATATTATATATTATGGGGAGATAGTACATCATTGAGAACAAATATAAAAAGTTTTAAAAATAGATTCAATTTTACTTAATCTAAAAATAAACTAAATATTAAATCTTCTGGAACTCTATATCTCATTAATCTATTTGTTCCACCGCCAATATCTTTTGATACATCTGAACTATGTTTTCGTAAATCATTATCAGCATTACCTAAATTAATTTGATGAATCATATGATTTTTAACTGCTTTACATTTATTAGTATCTCCAATTGGATTTTTATGTAATGTTCTAGTAGCACTTTTAATCTTTGTACCATATCCACAATGTTTTGCTCCATTAGTCGGAATTGTAATCATATTACCACACGAACCACTTCCATCACATAATTTATTTTGCCAATCTTCTTTATTAGTCCAAATACGAGTTCTTTTTTTATAACCCCAATCACTATACATACAATAATCAACATCATAAAAAGGTATATCTTTCATAATATCTCTATTTTTTAAATTACCAGTTTGTGGATTTTCCATAAACCAAAATTGTGGATTAAAATAATTTATAATCTCTAATGATTTTAAAACTAATTTATCTGCTTCATCTTGCTCTTTAATATTTTGTTCTTTAGAATAAATTGTTCCATCTTTTAATTTTCTCCCATACCAACATTTTTTTAATTGTGAATAATTAGTACAAGGTGGAGACGCCCATACAATATCAAATTCATTTTTATCATATTGTTTATAATCAAAATCCATAATATCACATTGATGGTCTGCGGGTAATATCATATCAACTGATATACTATCCCATCCTAATTTATCACAACATTTTTTAACAGAACCAGTTCCACTAAATAATTCTAACACTTTAACCATTTATATTATATTATATTATTTTTCCTTAATATAAACCGATTCACATAATTCTTTATTTATTTCAATTCCAATAAAGTTTCTATTTAATTTTTTACTTCTTCGTGCCAATTCTCCCATACCCATAAAAATATCCAATATTGTATCGTTTTCATTACTAAATAATTCAATTACTAAATCACATAATTGTGTTGGAAATCCCGAATGTCCCCAATCTTTTTTTCCACCACAAGTTTTTTTCAAACTATTTTTATTTCTTGTAAATGGTATTTTCCACACATTACCAATATTTTTAGTTATAAAAATATCATTATTAATTATTCTTTCTTTATGAATATTAATATCGTTATTATGTTTTCTTAATAAAAAAATATATTCTGTTTGATTTGTTAATTGTCTTGGAGTATTTGCGGGTTGTCTATTATACACAAACCATATAATCGTATCACATAATTTCCAATACTTCAAACATATATTTAATAATTCAAATGCTTTTATGGTTGTTTCACTATCATTTGCTACATTTAATAAAAAATAACCATCATCTTTTATCACCCTTTTTAAATCTTTAACCCATACTTCAACCCAATCTAAATATTGTTTATAAGAATTAAAATGACTTTCATATTTAAATCCTTTCCAATATGGTGGTGATGTAAATATTAAATCAACACTTTCATCATCTACTAATTTTAATTTTTCAATACAATCACCATTTATTATTGTATCCATTTATATTATATTATATTATTTTTCCTTAATATAAACTTTCTGTGCTACTTCGGGAGAATGCATCATATTTTTAGCATCTTCTTTCATTTCACTAATAGTGCTTCCGTATTTACTACTAAGATAAATCTTTCTAAGCATAGTGCTAGAGATCCTTTTACCCATATATTTTTCGGACATACTAATTAACATTTGAGATTGTGCGTTTTTAGTCATATCAAATAATATATCTCCATTTTTTAATTTCATAATACGAATATACATTCTCAATATTTTCTCAAGTGGTTTTTGTATATCTACAATATTTTCGGCATATTTCTTACTAGTCTTGTATTCATTATAAATAAATTTCATATTACCTTTTTCATTTAATAAATAATTATGTTCTTTTTTATCATCTTCAGTTAATTTATTATACATGGATTTACCAATTAAAATCATCCCCGCTTGGTCATTTCTAGTTGGGTTTCGTATTAAAATACTATATATAACAAATGCTTTTAATAATTGGTCTTGACTTCTTTTTAATTTATCCAATTTCTTGTATGTTTTAACTTCATCATACATTTTTTTAATCATATCTGCAACTTCACTTAATTCTACAAAATTTTTACTTTGTTTAGCAGATATTTTGCCACTTGCTTGGTCATCTTCATATTTTTTATTTAGAGCATCTCTCATTTTACCATATTCATCAATAATTTTTTTATCAGAATTAGTTGCTAATAAATATAGAACTACGGCATTATAAGCATTTCGTTGACTTGTATAATGTAAATGAGATGTTTTCTTTTCAACATCACTTGGATTATTTAAAAAGTCAAAATTTTCAGTATCAAATAATTTTTGTAATTTAGTTAATTGTAAATAGTATTGGTGTATAGTATTGTCTTTTAATTCTGGGCGGAAATCCTTGATGATTTTTTTAATGTCGGTCATCTTATATTATATATAATATAATAATTTTACTTTAAATATTTTCACACAAAAAAAAAGATTATTTTAAATCTTAACATAAAATATTCCATCACGACGAACCAAAAAAGCATCTTTATCATTTAAACAATCAAGATATGTATTATATCCATATCTAATATTTTCTCCATTTACATTTTTAATACGAATCCACATTTATATTAAATAAATATAAAATAATAATATTAAGTATGATAAATGGCATTATTTGTAAATAAACATCAAGGAAAAGGAAAAGATGATGAATTTTATACATTAAAAAAAGATTGGGAAAACATACAACAATATATTCCAAAAGATAAAATAATATGGGAAGCATTTAGTAATGGAGAATATGAAAGTGTTGAATATCTTAAAACAATATGTAAAGATGTAAAATGTAATACTGGTGATTTCTTTGAAAAAAATGAAGGTGATATTGTAATATCTAATCCCCCATTTAGTATCAAACGCCATGTATTAGAAAGATTAAAACAATTAGATAAACCATTTATATTAATATTGCCGACATTATCATTACAAACTAAATATATGAAAACCATATTTGGAGATGATTTACAAGTTATAATGCCAACCACAAAATTATTTTTTTATAAAATAATTAATGGTGAAAAAAAAATATATAATCAGTTAAGTTATTATTGTTGTTATGTTTGTTATAAAATGAATTTACCAAGAGATATTATTTGGTTGGAATAAATAAATTAATTTTCAAGTAATTAACCCCATATTCTTTCACAAGCAACTTCATATATTTCATCATCCATTTCAATTCCAATAAAATTACGATTCATATTTTTACAAGCAACACCAGTTGAACCACTCCCCATCGTAGGATCTAAAACAACATCACCTTCTTTACTAAAATATTTTAATAACCATTCCATTAATGCAACTGGTTTTTCGGTTGAATGTTTCCCACGAGTAGATTTAATTTCAAGCATACTATTTGGTAATGGTGGGTCGTATCTTGGTTCGCTATTTCTTAATTTACCTTTTTCATCATAAATAAAAACTTTATTATCTTCTTTCCCGTAAAGTCCATTACAACCTTCATCAGTCCTTTTAACTATTGTACATTCTTCTTTAACAACGGATACTGGTAATGGTGGTTCATATAAATGACTTGGAGCACC